TTATGGCTTTACAAGACTCAACGATTACAATTACCTCAACACGTAAAGGAGATGCATCGGCATCGATTGCGTTAGTGGCTGGAATGGTAGTTTATGGAGACTTAGCAATTACGGCTTTAACTGGAAAGGTTATCGCTTACTTAAGAGGGGTATAATGTTAGGCTTAGGATTGGGGACTGGTAAAAGTTTAGTATTACAAACTTTTACAGCTATACTTATAAAAGCATTTAAGGCTCGAGTTGCTGCGGATAGCGGTATATTTGAAGCGGAAAGCTGTTTGAAAACAACGTTACAAAATTTAGATAAGATATGAGTTTATTAGATAAAGCGAGTTTAATTATAACTCCAAACGCATACAAAACAAGCAAATTATATTCAGTAGTTCCAAACACTACTTTAGGCGATATGGATGTAGTTCGTGGTACAACAGCAACGAGAGTAAATAGTGCGGGATTAATTGAAAGCGTAGGAGTTAACATTCCACGAATAGATTACACAAACGTAAGTTGCCCTACTTTATTAGTAGAACCACTTAGAACTAATTTAGCTTTAAATAGTGGTGGAAATTTAAGTACATACGGAACAGCTGTAAATGTTACTAATGCTTCAAGTTCTTTTAATTCATTTGTTAATGCAATACAATTTCCAAGTACAGCTTTAGCTTTAGCTTATAAATCAATAACTACAACAGTTCAAACTTATGCTATTTCTGCTTTTATAAAAATGGATGATAATTCAGTTCCAATACTTTCAGCGAGTGCTACGACAGGAAATATGTGTTTAGTTATATCGGGAGTCGTTGTTACAAATAATTTAAAAGTTGAAAGTTACGGTAATAATGTTTATAGATTAAGCGGAACAGCAACAAGTACAGGGGCTAATAATAACAATGGTGTACTTAGGTACGATACTCAAGTATTAAAATCTTTTAAAATTACAGGAATACAATTAGAAGCAGGAAGTTATCCAACTTCATATATTCCAACAGTAGCAAGTATTCAATCAAGAAACGCTGATGTAATATCTAAAACAGGAATAAGTAGTTTAATAGGGCAAACAGAAGGGACTTTGTTTGTAGATATTTATATTAGAGATAGAAATAATCAAATATCAGCTTCTATTCAAAGAGATGGAGCTGTTAATGCAATTTATATTTCACAACAAAGTAGCAAAGCTAATTTTATAGTAATAGCAAGTAATTCATCAAAATTAAGTTATTCAAATGAAGCTTTTTTAATAGGTAGAAATAAAGCTGCAATAACATATAATATTAATGGAACTTTTAAAGTATTTTTAAATGGTGTTAAATTAACACAAACTTCAATAAGTTCATTTACATTTAGCAACGCATTAAGTTCTTTACAACTTTATGATGATGGTTATTATAGTCTATCTAATACTTCTTATAATAATTCAACACAACTTTATAAAACAGCTTTAACAGACACAGAATGTATCACATTAACAACCCTCTAAATGATATACAAATTAAATTACACAAACAAAGAAACTGCAATGGCTGATTTATTAGCGAAAGTAGTTTATATTGAAACAGAAAAAGGACTTATTTACGGACAAGGTATTCACGCAGTTGTTGAAATTGGTAAAATAGTTCTAACAAATGGAACATACGATGCTGATTTTAAAGAAATAACTGCTCCAATATTTGCTGATGGATATGCTTACGATGTTATGAGTGAGCAAGAAATAGACTTTGGAATAAATGAGATATTCCCAAACAATCCAGTACACGGATTTGCAGGAGTTTAACCAATTAAAGAAATAGATATGAAGCAAGATATAATTTTCGAATGAGCAAGGAGCAATTTGATATAATATTAAGTAAATGGATTTCACGCAAGTTACTTGTTTTTATAGTAGCGTGTGGGGGTTTATTTAGCGGTCAATTAACCTCAAGTGATTGGGTTATAATTGCAACTGCTTACATCGGAATAGAAGGAATTACAAATATAGTTGAAAGATTAAGAAAATAATGGATAATTTAGAGCAATTAAGCAGAGACATAAAAGAAATTAAACAAGCCCTTTTAGGAAGTGAATTTAATAACTTTAAAGGAATGGTTTCCCAAGTTAAGGAAATAGACGACAGAGTTGAAAATTTAGAAGTTTTCAAAAACGAGATTTCTGTATACGTAAATCAGTTTAAAGTTGCTTTTGTGATTATATTCGGAGCTTTAATTACTCTACTTTTTAAAATATTTTCAATAAAATGAAATTAAATAATGCCGGTTATTTATTAATTACAGAATTTGAGGGTTTTAGCTCAAAACCTTATTTATGTTCTGCAAAAGTTCCGACCATTGGATACGGCTCGACATTTTACGCAGATGGTTCAAAAGTTACAATGAACGACAAGCCTATTTCCAAATATTTAGCCTTTGAAATGTTTAAAACCATAGCGGATAAATTCGCTTTGGGAGTTTTAAAGTGTGTTAAAAAAGAAATAAATCAAAATATGTTAAATAGTTTAGTATCTTTGTGCTATAATATTGGAATTTCTAATTTTATGAACAGTACTTTATTAAAAAAAGTAAATGCAAATCCAAACGACAAAACAATCTTTGCGGAATTTTGTAAATGGAATAAAGTAGGTAAAAAAGAAATTGCAGGATTGACAAAGAGGCGGAATAAAGAAGCCGTCAATTATTTTACTTAACTAAAAAAATAAAATATGGCTTATAACCAATGGAATGATTACACAAACATTATTTTAAAAGCATTATCAGAGCCAAGTAATATTTTAATCGCAAAGTCAATAATTCCAAATGGGGATAAGTTGCAATTAGATAGTTTGCGAAAATATGTAGGTAAAATAAGAAACAATCAAGGCGTTTTAGATGCTTGTGATAATTTAGGAGTTGATCCAACAACCGCTCCAATGATGTGGTTAAAAACAAAGACTGAAAGTATAAGAGTTACAAATCCTTTATTTGTAAAAGCAGAAGAAAAACAATTTTCTGATTTAACAGAAACTTTAATTAATGATTTACAGCAATATGCTCCGAAGTTCCCAAAGTTAAAAAGAATTAAAAACAAAGACTCGTATTTATTAGTCATTGATCCAGCGGATATTCATATCGGTAAACTTTGCTCGGCTTTTGAAAGTGGCGAGGCTTATAATAATCAAATAGCGGTCCAGAGAGTACTCGAAGGAGTCAAAGGAATACTTCAAAAGGTATCGAGTTTTAATATTGATAAGATTTTATTCATTGGAGGTAACGACATTTTACATATTGACAGTCCTTTGCGTACAACTACAAGTGGAACGCCTCAGGATACGGATGGAATGTGGCACACAAATTTTTTAATTGCGAAACAACTTTATACAGACGTTTTGGAATTGCTTTTAGGAGTTGCCGACGTTCATTTTACATTTAACCCAAGTAATCACGATTATACAAATGGCTTCTTTTTAGCTCAAGTAATTGAGACCTATTTTAAAGAGTGCAAAAATATTACATTCGATACAAGTATCGCACACCGCAAAGGTTTTAAATACTTTAATAACCTTATTGGAACTACTCACGGAGATGGAGCGAAACAAATGGACTTACCTTTGTTAATGGCTGTTGAATTTCCAATCGAATGGAGCCAAACAAAGCATCGTTATATTTATACACATCACGTACACCACAAAACGAGCAAAGATTATGCAGGAATTACTATCGAAAGCCTAAGAAGTCCAAGCGGAACAGACTCCTGGCACCATCGCAATGGCTACCAGCACGCTCCGAAAGCGGTAGAAGCTTTTTTACATTGCAAAATTAACGGACAAATCGCCAGAATAACACATATATTTTAAAATTATGATATACAATTTTATTTGCAAACTTAAAGGAGTAGATTTAAAGTACAAAGTTGAGGCTGAAAACGTAACCGATGCAATGATTAAGGTACGAAATCACATTAAAAATGCGGTGGAAATAACAGAAGTACAAAAAATTGAGAAACCAAAGTCGGATTTTATAGATTTTTTTAACGAAACAATACTTAAAAAATGAGATACTTATTTATATTATTATTATTAGTTGGGTGCGGAACACGTAAAGTAAACAAAAGCAATACCGAAACAAAAGAAAAAAGCGAGATTACAATAGTAGATTCACTTAAAAAAGAAATTAAAACCGACTCAAATACTGAAATTAATACAAATGAATTTACAATCGAGCCAATCGATAGTATTAAACCGATTATTATTATAGATAGTCAAGGTAAAAAGACTTCCTACCTAAATGCAAAGATAAAACACAAACACGAAACGAGCCGAAATAAGATAGTAAAAAATGAATTAGTACAAAGAAGTACTAAAACAAATATTAAGGCAGAAAAACGCACTAAAATAGATGTTAAACAAGTAGAACGCAAAGAAAGTATAATAACATCGCTTTGGTGGTTATGGCTTTTGATTATTTTAATAATTACTTATTACGTTAGTAGAAAATTTCGCCTATTTTTTTAGTACTTACTGGAAAATTTATACCCTTTCGCATATAAAATAGAGTTTTAGTGGAAAATTATACCCGATTGCGTATAAATGTTAAATAAAAGTTAATATTTAATTAAATAGTATTTTATTAATAAAGTAGTTATATATTTGCACTCAGATAACAACAAATAAATAACACTATGAAAACTTTTTTATCAAAACAAAAACACCAGATTACATTTATAGCAATCGCTGCTGTATATTTTTTAACTCAATTTTTACGATAATTATGAAAAATTTATTAGAACGGTTAAAGCCAGAGTATTTAGAATTATTAGAAGTAGATGCAATTAAATATCCTTATATGGTTCAAGGAATTAAAAGAGATTTAAGACAAAATATTTCCTTTACTAATTTATCGGTTGGATCAGCTCTTCAACTTTGTACAGTTTGCAAAGTAATTATGGGAGTTACAGAGCTTAACAATTTATTCGAAGCAAATGAGTAACGAGAGAAACGCTGGAAGGAAAGCCAAATATAAAATTGGTACAATCACAAAGAAGCTTCAGGATTTAATCCCAATTGAAGCCGAAACAGAAATCAAACAATCAATAAATAAAATCACACAAAAATGGAAAACAAAGCAAAATTAAAAGAGGTTAAAAAGTTCGATAAGTGGATGAGAAAAACTGTACAATCAATTCACTATTCAAACAACGAAAAAATGTGCAACGCTTATTTAAAAATTAATTAATTATGGGAGCAAGTTCAAGTTTATTTTTAGAAAATTCAGAGGCAGTACTTACAATGTACGAGCCAACCTTTACAAAAAAAGATGCAATCCTTACAGGAAAGCGAATGGTTGATAATGTAATCGAAAGCGGAGAAGTTGATAAGCATCATTTTATGGCTAACATCTGCCGATTAAAAGAGGTTATTAATTCAGCCGATAGCGAAATGAGAAAACATTTACCAGAGGAGAAATACAATTGCTACGGGGTTGAGTTCACACCGACAAACGGAGGTAATACAATTGACTATTCAGACGATTCGATTTACTGCCAACTCAAAGCGGATTTGGATGCAAGGGTTGAGCTTTTAAAATTAGCACAAAAACAACCTATAATCGATGCGTACGGAAACGATGTTCCCAAAGTGGGAACTACACCACGCAAAAACTCAATCGCTTTAAAATTTTAGTTATGAAAAAAATATTATTATCAATAAGCATTTCATTTATGTTATTTTCCTGTAATGAAAAAGGAGAGATTACTTCAGAGCCAACTGATTTTATAGAGATTAATGGTAAAATTTATAAACTTATGCAAGTAGTTCCAAAAGATGGATATAGAGCGATTTGGATAATGTACCCAAAAGATAGTATAAATAGTACACCTAATTCAATTAATTATACAACACAAGAAGGTAAGCATTCGATTAATCAAACAGTAATAAAAGTAGATTAAAATGACAGCGAAACAAAGTGCAAGGACACGAATAAATCGAGTATTAAGATTTTACGCAAAGAGAGGCATAAATTCGGAGCGAGTAAATAACCTTTATAGAAAAATAATAAATGATTTACTCAATAGATGAGATTTCCGATTTAATATTTTTGTCAAGAAATACAATCCGAGAGAGAATTAAACTTCTCGGATTGGTTTCCCAAAGAAAGGACTCAAGCAAAACTTATTATTTTGATGAGGAGCAAATCGAATTAATAAAAGAAAATAATTGCTTAAATTATGAAAGTAATTTAAGAAAAAATGTAATAGTTATATTTTAATTAGTATATTTGTAATTCATAATAACCGTTGGAAGGGTTTCCCAACTTAATCGAAATCCATAAATAAATAAAAATTATGAGTACTTCAAACCGCAAACAAGCGTTTGCACAACCACAAACAAATCCAGCTCAGAAATTCATTGACTGGAAATCAAATGACAAAGCTTTTAGTTATTACGACAAAGAAAGCAAAGAAAACGTTTTAATTCCTTTACCTTTTAAATTTTTAGTCTTAGACGAATTGCACACCGTGAAAGGTTGGAACGATGCGAGTTCAAGTCAAATCAATTCAAACGAGGTAAAATATATCTCAAAAGATGTAATGACTGTAAAACCTTTTAAAGGAAATGAAATTGCAAAAGGATTGTATAAAGACATCAAAGAGAAAATTAAAGCTGCCGGAGGGCATTACGTGAAGTCTGTTTATTGTATGCTCGAGGATGGATCAATCGCAAACCTACAATTAAAAGGAGCAGCGTGCCAAGCTTACGGAGATTTCACTGCAAAGACTCGATCACGATTAAGTGACGAATGGGTTGAGGTAGCAACTGCTACAGATGGTAAAAAAGGGGCGGTAAAATATACAACTCCAGAGTTTAAGTTCGCTAAAAGTATCTCAGATAGTGAAAGCGATTTGGCAGATGAGGCTTTTAATACATTGGAGGCTTATTTAAAAGCTTATTTAGTTAAAAGCGATATTATAGTAGTTGACGAAATTATCGTTGATGAGGAAGAGGATTTGGAGTTTTAGATTTTGTTATTGATTTTGGTAGGAAAAAGGGGCTTTATAGCCTCTTTTTTTTGCAATAGTACACATTTTAAGCGTTTTCCTATACCCTCCAGCTCAGAGAGTTTTTAATTTTATAGGGGGGGGTAGTTTTCCCGAAAAAATGTGTACTATGTGTACTATTTAAAAAAATATTAAAAAAAATTAGTTTATTAAAAATAAAGTATTATCTTTGTTGAACATTGGAGTGGTAGCCATTATTAACTTATTACAGAACCTCATTACCACGCAACTACCACTGCTGGTAATGGGGTTTATTTTTTAACATTATGACAGTATCCGTATTTAAAGACTTATATAAGTCTACAGACGTACCCTTTCACGTTTCAATTGATAAAATTATCGAAAGAATTAAGCAAGGAACATCAAAAGATTTGGTGGAACTAATTAGAACAGGAGCAAAGGACCAAAAGACAAAACTCCCTTGTATTCTATTTGCAGGAATTTTTAACGAGAGAAATTCAAACTCTTTACAAAAGCATTCCGGACTTATGGTTGTTGATTTTGATAAGTATCCAAATGATAAAACGATGTTTGAACATTTGGAACTATTAAAAGAGAATAAACATTTTTGTTTATTATTTATTTCTCCATCTGGGAATGGAATTAAAGGAGTTTTAAAAGTATCAAATGAATTAACTAAGGAAACACACCCGAAAGTCTTTAAAGAGTTTCAAAAACAATTTAATTTCGATTATTTTGATATTAGTAACTCCAACGTTGACCGAGTTTGTTTTGAGTCTTACGATCCAAACATTTACGTTAATTTAGAAGCTGACATTTTCAATCCTATTTTAAAAGAGGAGGGGTTTAATGTTTCGGAACGTGTGCCTCTTTTACCAATTACGGACCAGGATAATATTATATCTAAAATAATGGCTTGGAATTGGAATAAGGACTTTGTTGAAGGAGAGCGAAATGCTTTTATCTTTGATGTAGCTGGTGCCTTTTGTGAATATGGAATTGGGCAACACAATGCTGAAGGATATATTTTAAATAATATTGTAATCGGGGAGTTTTCAGAAACCGAAGCAAAAACCACAATTAAATCCGCTTACAAAAAACGAAACTTTGATAGTAAGTACTTCGAGAATTATAATAAAATTGACTCTATAAAGGTTGATTTAAAAAAAGGTAAAAAGGAAGTAATCGAGAAATACGGTATTACGGAGGATACATTCAACGAAATAAAGGAAGCATCCGAACACGAAGACTTTTGGCATTATACCGATAAAAACAAAATAGGCTTTGACCATTTAAAATACAAATCCTTTCTGGAGCGTAATGGTTTTAAAAAGTATTTTCAATCGAATGCACAAAAGGCAACGTGGATTTATATAAGTTCCAATAAAGTAGTTGAAACCTCAACCGAGAAAATCAAAGACTTCGTTTTAAATTATTTAATTGAACGCAAGGAGTTAGATATTTGGAATTATTGTGCTGCCTATCAAAACATATTTTCAGAGAATTATTTATCAATGATTGATAGCGTTGAATTGTTAATGTTAAAAGATACCAAAACAAAATCTTTTATTGCTTTTGAGAATGGTATTTTAGAGATTACAAAGGACACTATTAAAATGGTAGATTATATCGATGTTGACGGTTACGTTTGGCAAAGTCAAATCATAAACCGAAACTATTACACTACAGACGATTTTAAAAACGAATACGCTACATTTATTAAAAATATAAGTAGTAACGAGCCAATAGCAATTGAATGCGTTATAGGGTATCTTTTGAGTACCTATAAAAACAAAATGAATAACAAGGCTATTATCTTAAACGATGAGGTTATAAGCGAAAACCCCGAAGGAGGAACAGGTAAAGGATTGTTTGTACAAGGTTTAAAACAAATTCGTAAAGTTAGTATTTTAGATGGTAAAAGCTTTGACGATAAAAAAAGTTTCCCTTATCAAACAGTATCTCCAGAGACTCAAATTTTAGTCTTTGACGATGTTAAGAAAAATTTTGACTTTGAAAGCAAATTTAGTTTGGTAACGGAAGGAATGACATTGGAGCGTAAAAATAAAGATGCTATTAAGTTGAAAGTTGAGGAAAGCCCTAAAATGATATTGAGCACCAACTACGCAATCAAAGGCGAGGGGAACTCACACGATAGGAGAAGGCACGAGATTGAGTTCGCTCAATTTTATGGTAAATCATTAACACCTTACGATGAATTTGATAGGCAATTGTTTGACGATTGGGATGACTTGGATTACCAAAGATTTGATAATTATATGGTTAATTGTTTACAGTCTTATTTGAAACTTGGATTAGTTCCACAAAACGCTAAGAATATTAAAATGCGTAAATTTATTGCTGAAACTTCGATGGAGTTTTTGGAATGGGTAAAAGACAAAGAGAATGTGGCACATAATGACAGACTCGAAAAATCATTGTATTTTAATAATTTTACAACTGAATACCAGGATTACAAAAAATGGTTAACAAATAAGAAATTTAATATTTGGATACAAAAGTATTGCAACTTTATAGGAGCTGAATATTTGGAAGGAAACACCAACGGGATGAGATGGTTCACAATTAAAACAGGTCAGCTAATTGAAGTTGACGATATAGCTTTTTAGATATGGAACTTAGACCATACCAAGAGAAACTTTCGGCTCAAGGAGTTGAAATTCTTAAACATAAAAAAATCGTTTATTTAGCGATGGAAGTTAGAACTGGTAAAACTTTGACAGCTTTGAATACTGCAAAACTATTCGGAGCTAAAAATGTTCTATTCCTGACTAAAAAAAAAGCAATATCGAGCATCCAATGGGATTTTGATAATTTCGGATTTGATTTTGATTTAACAATTATAAACGATGAGTCTTTGCATTTAGTCAATGGGGAATTTGATTTGATTATACACGATGAGCATCACAGATTTGGAGCGTTTCCAAAACCGAACAAAGTCGCTCAGCTATTTAAGAAACGTTACTCACATTTGCCAATGATTTTCTTATCTGGTACACCAACTCCAGAGAGTCACTCGCAATGGTTTAACCAATTTTGGGTAAGCGATAACTCCCCTTTTAAAAAGTATGTGAACTTTTACAAATGGGCGGTTGACTTTGTGGATATAAAACAAAGGAATATCGGTTATGCGGTAATTAAAGATTATAGCACCGCAAATGAAGGATTGATAAAACGAATATTACAAAATTACATACTTACTTTTACCCAAGCTCAAGCGGGTTTCACGACTTCCGTTAAAGAGATGGTCCTCGAGTGCGAGATGCTTCCAATTACAAAGTTAATAATTAACAAACTTAAAAAGGATTTGGTTGTTAAAAATCCAGAGGGGCAGGTTATTCTCGGAGATACCGGAGTCAAACTTATGCAAAAGATACACCAACTAAGTTCCGGTACTTGTAAATTTGAGGACGGAAGCTCCAAAGTTATTGATTACTCAAAGGCAAAATTTACTCTCGAAAAATTTTCGAAGGTAAAAATAGCGATTTTTTACAAGTTTAAGGAAGAGTGGAACGCCTTAAAATCTGTTTACGGGGATAATTTAACCGATAGCGTTGAGGAGTTCGATAACTCAGACAAATGTATCGCTTTACAGATTCAAAGCGGCAAAGAAGGAATAAGCCTTAAGAAAGCAAAATATCTAGTCTATTACAATATTGATTTTTCATCCTCAAGTTACTGGCAAAGTCGTGATAGAATGTCTACAAAAGATCGTTTAGAAAACGAGGTCTTTTGGATATTTAGCAAAGGTGGAATTGAATATGATATTTATAAAGCCGTACTAAAAAAACGCGATTACACTCTTGCAATTTTTAAAGAAAATTATTTGCGTAATTAAAAATTAATTTTATATATTTGTACAACCGCCAAAGTGAAAACATTAACAATCCTTCTCTTTTGTACTTGGCGGTATCAATCGAGAGGGATTTATTTTTTAAAAGAATTATGGGTATAGAAATTTTAGAAATTAAAATCGATAATTTAAATATTGATTTGTCTGATAAAGTTTATTATTACGCAAAAGTAAAAAAAAATAAACAAAATTTTATCCTTCAAATGGTAACCGATGGAATTATAAACCATCATTTAGATTTAAAACAATGGAAGGATTATGTTATTAATAAAATGAATTATTAATTATGAAAAAAGACAAACCAAAGCAATACCAAATCGGAATCGATACATTTGAGCGATCCGAGAGCAATCTAACAAAGGAGGAAATTATTGCGATATGTAAATTTAATATTGATAAATACTGCTGGAGGAAAAAAGACCAAGACAAAGAGGATTTTAAAAAGATTATTGATTATGCTAATTGGGCAATTAAAAATTTGTAATGGAATACCTAATAATTAAAAATCATAAAATTGGTTTACATTTAGAGCCACAGGTCGGAACTAATAACCGAGAGTTTAGAATGATTGCTACATACATAAATGAAGCAATGCCACAAAAGTGGATTGATATTAAAAAAGCGTTTTGCTTCCATTGGATTTATACTTTTAAGTATTTAGATACCGGAGAAACGTTTGAGTTAGAGTTTGATTATTTAGACAATTTTTTAAAAAAAACATTATGAAAACATTTGAAATTGAAGGCTGGTTCCGTTACAACGATGAGAAGGATTTTGAGATTGAGAAAATAATAGCCGATACACCAGAAGAGGCAATTTATTATTTTACAACTATTTATCCGAAATTACACTTTTTTAAAATTACAATAAAAGAAATATGAAACCAAAACGTAAAAACATTTTAATGCATAAACTATATTGTATTTGTCAATTGCAACTCGAGGTATTAGACGAACTCCACGCAACGACTGACAAAATGGTAAAATACAAATCCGATATAATTGGACTTTGTGAGGAGCTCAATAATAACGTTGCCGATACCTACACAATTCAAAAGAGTACCTACTTTCACGAATTGACGAATAAAATAGATACAATACTAAGAAAGGAATTTAACGAAAATATGTAATATTATGAATCAAAAAGAACAGGTTATCGTAGAAGTCGCAATGTGGATTTCATTAATTGTAGTATGTTTGGGAATAGTAAAAATAATAACCTGGATATTATGACAGTTAAAAGCAAAGCAAAGGAGTTAGTTGATAAGTATAAAATTATTATTGCAGATGATGTTATTGATATGAAAATTATATATGGCACTTTGACTCATAAATTAGCCAAACAATGTGCGTTAATATCAATCGACCAACTTATGACTTTTAATAAAGAGTTATTTTGGATTAACGAAGGAAGTTTAGCCTGGCAATATTTTGAGGATGTTAAAAAAGAAATCGAGAAACTATGACAGAGCAGCAAATTCAAACTAAAATTAAAAAGAAACTCCAGGAGCGAGGTTGGTTTGTAACCAAACTAATTAAAACCTCCACAAATGGTATTCCCGACCTTTTAGCAATCAAATACGGCAAAGCTATGTTTATAGAAGTCAAACGAGAAAACGGCAAGCTCGCACCCTTACAACAGATGAGACTCGAGGAACTGATCCAAGCTGGAGCAATTGTGAAAGTCTGGAGCGATTACGAAGTTGACTTTATAACAAATAAAGTTTAATTTTGTTACAAAACAAGTTTTTTTCGTTATATTTGTAACGATATGATTAAACCGCACACTATATCAACTCAAATGTGGCTCGAAACTGAAGACGATAATCTCGGACTCAATGGCTCATATGTAGAATTTAGGGTTGTAGTTGATAGCATAAACGGATTTTGGGTTGAGAATGAAGACGAAATAGTTTTAATTATTAGTGGAACAGCCTATTATATCGAAAGTAACCAGGATTTATTGATTTTTTTAAAGCAATATTTTAATCCGTTAACATTATGATTTTAGAAGAGTTAGCTAAGAAAGACTCCCAATGGAGAAAAATGGCTTTACAAATTTGTAAAGACAAGGACTTAGCTGACGAATTGGTACAGGAAATGTATATTAAGGTTTCAAATAAAACAAAACCTTTGTCAGATGGTTATATATTTGTGACTCTACGATCCATTTTCTACGACTCTCTTAAATCAAAGGAGATTTTAATCGATGACTTTAGAAGTTTTGAAATGCTGGAGGAGGAAGTTATTAATTTCGTAATCGAGGAAATAGATTATAAGGAACTTTCTAAGGGTTTGACCTGGTACGAGAGAACTATGTTTGAACTCTCAACCTTAGTAGGTCAACGAGAACTCTCAAGACAAACAGGAATACATTTACAAACAATCCATCGAGTTAATAAGATGGTTAAATTAAAACTAAATGGCAAAAAGAAAAACTAAAAAAGAAATTCAAGGCTTAGGCGATGTTATTGCTGCCGTAACCTCAGCCGTTGGGATTGAGCCTTGCGAAGGATGTGAAAATCGAAAATTCACTCTCAACCGATTATTTAACTTTAAAACAGTTAAATCTGAAATGAGCCAAACTGATAAGGACCACTTTGCTTTATTCTTAGATGCAAAAGGTCAAAGAGTAATCGATGGTAAAAGGACTGAGTTAGTATTCGAGGATATTGATTACTTAAATAAATTATACCTTTATTACTTTGGATTAGATAATTCAAACTGTCCAAGCTGCTCAAAAGTTCACGAGCAAGTGATTAAGGATTTATTTAAATTGTATTCTTATGCCAATTAGTTTCGATTATGATGGTACACTTTCTACAAAGAAAGGAAAGGAACTCGCAAAGAAATTTATATCCGAAGGCAAAGACGTAAGAATTTTAACAGCTCGAGAAGTATCTGGAGATAATAGAGATTTAAACGCTACAGCTGACGAATTAGGCATCGAAAATATATATTATACAAATAGTAGGGATAAATGGAGTTTTGTCCTTAAATACAAAATAAAAGAGCATTACGATAATAACCAGGAGCAAGTTGATAAGATAAACGAGAAAACAAAGGCAAAAGGAATATTATTTAAAGAATAAAATTAATCGGTTGGTGTAATTGGATATAAATCCAACAGCGGGGAACATTCACTTTTTGTGGAGATAGAGGTTCGAATCCTTTACCGATTACAAATTAATAAAATTGGATTTCAAATAATTTTCAATTATGGAGGATAAAAGAAAAAACAACGGAGGAGCTCGAGCCAACTCAGGGAGACTTAAAAAAGAAGAGGTGTTCTCTTTGATTGAAACACTTGACACAATAGCAATTCCAGAGACAGTTTGGAAAATGCTTTATGCTAAGGTTTTGGATAGCGATGTAAATGCGATTAAACTTTGGTTGCAATATAGATACGGAATGCCGAAGCAAGTAATCGACCAAAATATCAATATAGAAAAACCTATTTTCCAATCAATTAATTTGGATGTTCCAGACTACGACGGCCCAGAGTAAGATAGCACGATTAAGAAAACGTGTTCGGATTGTGCAAGGTGGAACTTCCAGCTCGAAAACGTTTTCTATTTTACCTTTATTAATAACTTACGCTATACAAAACCCATTTTCGGAGATAAGTATAGTTAGTGAGTCAATCCCTCATTTAAAAAGGGGAGCTTTAAAGGATTTTCAAAAGATAATGATATTAACCGACAATTATAAGGATGCTAATTTCAATCGGTCATCGTTAAAATATACGTTTTCAAATAATTCCTATATTGAATTTTTTAGTGTTGACCAACCGGACAAACTCAGAGGAGCAAGGAGGGATATTTTATTCGTAAACGAGTGCAATAATATCGACTTTGAAAGCTACCAACAACTCGCTGTCCGTACAAAGAAATTCATTTACTTAGACTACAACCCAACGAATGAGTTTTGGGTACAAACCGAACTTATAAACGATGCAGACTCTGACTTCGTTGTTTTAACCTATAAGGATAACGAGGCACTCGATCCGGCAATCGTTCGAGAGATTGAGAAGGCAAAAGACAAAGCATTAACCTCAACGTATTGGGCAAACTGGTGGAACGTTTACGGTTTAGGAATGCTCGGCTCACTTGAAGGAGTTATCTTTCAAAATTGGGAGCAAATCGATACCATACCAAGCGAGGCAAAGTTCTTAGGTTGTGGACTCGATTTTGGTTACTCGAATGATCCAACCGCTTTAATCGGAGTATATGAGTACAATGGTAAGATAATCGCTGACGAAATGATATATTCAACCTCACTTTTGAACTCCGATATTATTACACTAATGAAACAGGAGCGAACGCTTCCAATTTGGGCGGACTCAGCAGAGCCAAAATCAATCGAGGAAATAAGACGAGCAGGTTACAATGTTAAACCAGTTGTTAAGGGTGCAGACTCAATAAATTTTGGTATTTCGGTACTACAGCAAAAAGACTTATTAGTTACAAAATCGAGTACCAATTTAATCAAAGAATTAAGACACTACTCTTGGGATGTTGACAAAACAGGCAAGAAGTTAAACAAACCTATCGACGATTTTAATCATGGGCTGGACGCACTCAGATATTTTGCAATGATGCAACTCGCAATCAAACCAAGTCGAAAACTTATTATCACTTAATTTATAAACAAAACCAACTTTTTACGTTATATATATATGAGAGTTATAATTCCAACAGACCTAAACGAGATTAAGTTGTCGCAATATTTGCGATATCAAAAAGTAATAGCTGATAATTCAGACGATGAGACCTTTGTATGTATTCAAATGGTGGCTATCTTTTGCAATTTAACAGTTGCTGAAGTAATGAAAATTCCTGTAAATGATTTCGGGGAAATCGTTGAAACATTAGCGAAAGTATTGGACCAGAAACCCGCACTCGTTAGAACATTTAAATTAAACAAAATCGAGTACGGATTTATTCCAAACTTTGAGAAAATAAGTATAGGAGAACACGCAACGATTGACACGTTACTCGGCAAAGATGAGAATTTGAGCCTATTAATTTCTGTAATGTATCGTAAAATAACTAAAAAGGTTTCTGTCTTTTATGAGATTGAGGATTACGATGGAGACGAAAGCAAAGCGGAGCTATTTAAAGACGTTCCAATGGATGTTGTTATAGGTTCTATGCTTTTTTTTTGGACTTTAAACAAGGAATTATTGAACAATATCCTATTCCATTTGGAGAGCAAAGCGATGAGGGAGGGACTAAATTTGGAGGAAGCTTTGCAGACCGTTGGGGGTGGTTTCAAACTTTTATTAGACTGTCGCGTGAACTTAGAATCCACGTTAGAGAAGTTGGAAGAGAGCCTCTTCACGAGTCACTCACGTTATTATCTTACTTAATTGACGAAAGCAAAGAGGAAGCAAAACAAATTAAACAAAACTTTAAGAAATGAAGTCATTTTACAAAACAATCGATTATATCAAAGCTACTTTGGAGGATGCTCCGTTATTGAATACGATTACTCACGGTACGGATATAGTCGATAATGTTAAAAAGAACATATTCCCTTTGGCTCACATAAATGTGATGAGCTCAAGTATCAATCCTGGAGTTGTTAATTTCACATTTGAAATCGCAATACTCGATATTCGTAATATCTCAAAGGTAAAATACAAAGACAAGTTTTTAGGAAATGATAACGAACTCGATAACTTAAATACGTGTCACGCTATTTTGAATTATATGATTATGTCAATGCGTATGAAACGAAACGATGACGATATTGAGTTAATAAATGAGCCAACTTTGCAACCTATTTTGATGGCTTTTACAAATGCTTTAGACGGTTGGAAATGTGATATTGAATTGAGTATTCCAAATAATGATTTTGATGTCTGCTGCTAATGGAACTAAAAAAAGTACAGGAGGCATTAAATGCTTTCGGGGCCTCTGTAGTTGAGAGAGTAAAAAATAATTTAAAGATAGGTGGGAAATACGGAACGCATAACGCATCCGGAAAGCTTTCAAACTCTTTAAATTATAAAACAAAAGTAAACCCGAACTCGATCGAGTTTGATTTTTACGCTGAGGACTACTGGAAGGAGTTAGATTATGGTACAAAAGGAAGTCAATCGAGTAATAAGGCACCGAATAGTCCTTACAAAGCAAAGGCAAAACTCGCTGACATTGATAGATGGGTAGTTCGTAAAGGGTTGCAAGGCACCAGAGGAGCCGGAGGGAAGTTTGTAAATAGAAAATTGATGGTTGCAAGTATAACAAAATCGATTAATAAAACAGGAACACCCGAAACAAAGTTTTTTAGAAGTGCATTTGACCAACAATATAAAGATTTTAACGATAATATAGCCGATAAATACGGATTGGATTTGGAAGCTTTTTTAAAATTTACATTAAAAGATATTAAATAATGAATATAATAAAAACAAGAAGTCCGTATTTTATAAGTATTAATCAATCTTTTCAAATTGAGGGCAAGATTGAGTTATATCTTTGGCACAAAGGTCAAACAGAGCCAACAACTCCGACTCGATCTTTAAGCAAAAAAATCCCGAGTACAACTCAAAAAACTTTAAGCTGGAACATTTCAAACTATATTAACGAGTTTATAGATAATGTAAACCCTGTAAAAGTTATAATTCCAACTGAGGAAAATTCTAACGCTTGGTGTTTCTGTAAAGTAAAAAGATATGCGTTATTATTTTTTGAAGGGGAGACTGAATATTCTTTATTAGATACTACAACTTATGTAGGAGTTCAAGGATTTACAGAATATGTAGATGGATATAATTCAACAATTACAAATAATTGGTTTGAATTAATAAATGTTAATATTATAACTGATTATGAATTTTCTTCAAATAACATTCCGTATTTTAATTTATTATTAGAAACAAATCCTGAATTTGATTGGATTGTAAAGTATTATAATAAATCAAATACTTTATTACAAACTAATACAATTGCAGTTGCAGGTACTACTAATATATTTAATTATAAAATTCCATTATATACAAATAATACTGCTCAAATAGTTTCTTATTTAGAATTTGAAAATGAAGATACAAAATTAAGAATAAATGTAAACAGAATAGAAGAATGTAAATATACACCTGTAGAATGTTCATTTATAAATTCAAAAGGTGGATGGCAATTTCTTAAATTTTTCAAAGCACAAACAAACTCGATAAATGTAAAAGGATCAGATTATAATTTACTACCTGATGCAATTGATTACAATGTATACAGAGGCCAAAGCAAAGTTTTTAATATCAACGGAACGCAAACGGTTAAATTAAATACAGGTTGGGTTGCTGAAAATTATAACGAATTAATACACGATTTATTGTTAAGCGAAACTATTTTATTAGATAACAAACCAGCAAAAGTTAAAACTCAATCGCTGACTTACAAAACACAATTAAAGGATAAAATGATAAACTTTGAAATTGACTTTGAATATGCTTTTGATTTAATTAATAACATAGTATAAAATGGTAAATGTTGGACTATATATTTACACGGATAATGTTATCGATTTATCGAGCGTATTTGTGGATAATTTTGCAATCAGAGTTCAAAATGATGGTGGAACTTTTGAGGCTGATAATTGTTTATTAGCTGAGTTAGAAAATTTAGGAGGTTATTCCGGGGTGGCATTACAAGCTAAAAGAGTTGAATTATTCAACGACGAGAAAATAAGCGTTACGAGTTCAATTCAAAACATTAATAATATTGGGGCGACTTATTCGGATTTTAGCCAAACATTTACGGTTCCAGCAACTAAAAATAATAATAAGATTTTCAAACATTGGTACGAAAATTCTTTAGATAGTCAATTTAATACTTTAATAAAGGCTGATGCCTATATTGAATTAGATACGATACCTTTTAGAGTTGGTAAAATACAACTTGAGGGGTGCGATATAAAAGATAATTATCCACAAAGCTACTCAATAACTTTTATCGGTAACTTAGGAAGCTTAAAAGACAAATTTGCAGGATTATTTTTAAAGGATTTAAATAGTAGTAACTATGATATTTTTTACACTGGTAACATAGTAAAAGACAAAGTAGTTACCGCTGCGAATAGCGACGATGTAATGTTTCCTTTAATTTCGTCTAATAGGTATTGGAAATATGGTAGTGGTGATGATATTACCTTAATGGCAAACCCGATAAGATATAACGAGTTGTTTCCTGCAATAAGATTAAATTCAATTTTCAGTATGATTGAAGAAAAATTTAATGTTAATTTAGGCGGAACTGTTGAAAACCCAAGTAATTTTTTAATAGATTTAAAATTTAGAAACGCTTATTTATATTTAAAAAATTCTGATACTTTTTCAGAGATAGAATATTTAGATAGAATATTATTTGATGAAACGGGAGAAGTTGCAGAGACGGGATATGAGTATAATTTAACGACTCAAAGATTAAACAATAATTATACAGCTCCTTTATCTTATGGTTCTTATATATTTACAAATAAGTACGCAAATTTAAAAATAACTCCTTCAGTAAGTGGGGAATTTTATACTATTTATATTTATAGAAATGGTGCTTTGTATTTTACCTCCGATACATTTACTACAATATCCGGAGTTCCTAATTATTTTACAATAGAAAATACAACGAATAGATTTGCCACAAATGATTATTTTGAGATTTACATAGGTTCGAAACAAAGTTTTGAGTATGATGCACAGATTGAAGTAGAGTCTTTTTACGAGGATATTAGCGGCGATTTTAGTTATTATTTTTATGTAAATGCTCCATTATTAGAAACTCCATTTTATAAGTTGCAATTGTCAAGTTATATGCCAGAGATTAAAATCGAGGACTTTTTTGCTGGTGTTTTAAAAATGTTCAATCTTACTTGTTATTCAAGTAATGGGGTTGATTATACAATCGACACCTTAGAAAGCTATTATAATTTAGGAGGAATAGTTGATTTGACAAAATATGTCAAAACAGACTCTATAAATTTAACAAAGGTAAAAACTTATAAAAAAATAAACTTCTTATATGAAAAATCAGAATCATTAGTTAATGTAGGTTTTAAC